CTCTAGTTTCTTCTTATGTACAATTATCTCAAAGGCTTCTTTTTCTATACTATCGCCAGATGTTAGCTTCTGTACAGTAGAAGGGTTCTTTCTTTGTTGTTCAGCCTTATGAAGATCAGAGGCGGCTCCAAACCACTCCCCTAGCTGCCCCATAACGTCTTCTATCTCTCTGCCATGTTGTACTAATTTCTTAGTCATTGTAAATGCAGCAGTACAGGCTGATATAGCCGTTATGGGGTCTAGCATTAGTCTTTCTCCATGACCTCAAGCATCCTTTCAAGGGACTCTTTAATTCCCTTTATGTTCTCTTCGATCTTACCTAGTTGCACAGCTTGCATATTAGACGATGCTTCGACAGCTTTTACATCACCACTTATTCTAACTATAGATGACGAGTTAGCATCTACATCTGCCCTCATCTGTGATATACTCCAAACTATCATTGCAGCTTGTAGTACTAAGGCAAACAGTAGAGTTGCCGATATATTTTTACCCATTACAAAGCAGTCCTCCTCCCCCCTAGTCACAGGGGTAGGCTTTCCAATCTAACTGAAAGTGTGGCCCATCTGGGAACTTCTTCCAATCACCACCCCATACAATCTTAATGTCTAGTTCCTTTGCAGCAGCCTTCATAGCATCACCAATAGGGTAAAAATCTTCCCACTCCCACGACACAGGATAAGGTACAACATCTACTGCATGACCTGTCAGGTGACGAGACTTAAGTGTAGTTGACTTACCAGTTTTCTTAAGCATACGCTGACGTTCAATGTTACGAACACCCTCAGTTACACTAAAGTCCTTTTCACTAATCTCTAATGCTCTTGTGACAACAGCAACCATGTCAGGATGTACCCCAGACAAGTTCTGCTTACTTCGTAGTCCTAGTTTGTATCCCATTGGTTTCTCCTTAAGATGGTTTTGTAGGCCATGTTATGTTTGTTGGAAATCCAGCTTGTGCGGGTACATCACGCAATGCTTGTCGGTAAGTGCGCCATTCGTCCGTAATGCGGTCAGCCAAAGCCATAGTGTCAGACGCCGCTAAGAGATCGTCACGTTCTGCGCGTACTTTTTCTGCTGGTGCAACAGAAGGTGTTGTAGCTGTAGGCGCAGCTTCTTGAAAATCAGGCCAGTTTGACATATTTTCAGCATCGTCAAATACTGCGCCGCCACCTGTTGTTTTATTGAACCAAATTTTAGACATGATAAACCCTCATATTTCCGTTTGCTCCATTTCCGCCAATACCAGAGCCAGTTCCTCCGGCACCACCGCCGCCCCCCGGCACCGAGCCAGCCGTTCCGTTTGCACCACTGCCATCACCCGACGAAGCACCACCATTGCCCCCATAAAGAGAGCCACCGCCAGCCCTTACGCCTCCAGATTGTATTGGGCCACCGCCACCACCGCCGAAAATACCATTACTTGCTGTAGACGAAACAGCCTCTCCAAAGTTCCAGTACATATTACCTCCCGTATCGCCAGTCCAACCAGTAATTGGAACTCCTAAGATAAAATTATGGGTTCTAGGCTGTGCGGCTTGTATATTTGTAGTCCCTTGCTTTACCGCCACTCCACTTACCGTATTAAACAAAGTTGCGGATGGGTCTGAATGATTGGTGCCGTCAAAATCTCTCGCCGCCGCTGTCGAGAAAACCCCAGACCCGTATGTTGACGTTAAAGTAAAAGTGGATGCTGCACCGAGCGCTGGAGCACTAGTGCTTGCACCACCGGCTGTTCCAGCACCTATCACATAAGCACCATTGTTAAAAAATTTAGCTTGTCCATACAAAAGTATTGCTGCACCGCCACTTGAACCGTGAAGATTAGCACTCCTAGCCCTCCCGCCTTGACCGCCGCCAATCAGATATATCCAGACGTAATCATCATCAGACAGGCCACCTTTCGACCATGTGCCGCTAGTTGTGTAAGTGTTGTTGGGAGAAGAGAAGTTTGGAAATACTACAGCGTCTGCACCACCACCACCCGCAGCGGCCCAAGATATATCTGTGCCATCAGAAGTAAGAACAGTACCAGCGGCACCCTTCGCTAACCTAGCTGTTGCCCCGCTTGCATTACCATAAAGTATAGACCCCCTAGTAATGGCATCTAGCTGGTTAAGTTCCGAGGCAGTAGCAGTCATACTTGCATCTAAGGTGATGACATCTACCCAACCATTGTTAGCCTCATTCCTAAGTTTAAGTATATTAGTATCTGTCTCGTACCACCACTGGTTAGCATAGGTAGTTCCGGGTTCCGTGTCACCAGAAGAGTTAGATGCTAGTGCTGCAAGAGCGTTATTTAAGTCTGTCCTTGTAGCGGGAAAACTTTGGTTAGCAATGTTAAAGTCGTGTTGCGACATTACGTTATTTCCTTTCCGTAGCCCTTAGCTACATAGTCTAGGGTCACTGCATTGGTGCTTGCTGATCCCCCAGTAAAAGTGTTTATAGTAAACCCAGTTCGGGTCTTACTTGTTATTGTATATCTATCACCATCAGTTAAGTTTGCTAATGACAATCCTATAGCGGGAGTAGCAGCGAAGCCTGTATTAAAAGTTACATCAGTCGTTCCTGTAAATGTTATGTCGTTACCAGACTCAACCCTATCTGGCATATCAACTATGGCAGCTAAAGCACTTACTACAGGTGTGGCATTGGTGTTAGTAGACGTCATAATAAGCCTAAACTCAAAGGCTCTAGCAGCAATATCAGATACAGAGAACGATTGCCAATCAGTCCAAGTTGGTGTACCAGAAGGGTCATCATCTGTATGTCTTAACTGTAGGGAAACAGAAGTATCACTAAAGGCTGTAGGGTCTCCATCAAACACACCTGATCTATCATCAAAGTTACCTGTAGCAGAATCAAACTTGTCTGTTACATCAAACCTAGTGCTTGTAAAAGTATAATTTAACCTGCTAGTGTACTTTTGACCTAAGTCAAGTGCATTACTAAAGTAGTATATACCAGAGGAAGTATACCCTGTGAAGTCATCAAGTTCACCAGACCTATCATCAAATAAACCTGTAGCATCATCAAAAAGGGGTGTTATACCTAACTCTAAATGCCCATCCCCATTTATAGATACACCAGACTTAACCCCCGCAAAGGATGGGTTTTCTGTAAGGGTAGCTACAACATTAAGGTCTTCTATACCAATAGAGGTGACAATAAAGGTAGCAGGGTTAACAGAGGCATTAGACCCACTGTTTGTGTCGTCTACAGCCTTAATAAAGTATGTGCCTACACCAGCACTTTGTATGGCAAGGCTACTGCTACCAACAGGTACTTGTGCTACATCCTCTGCTTCTGAATATACTGCACCGCTAGTTAAGTGGGAGTACCTGATGATATAGTGGGCTAAGTCTAAGTCGGTAACTGGTGTCCAAGTTAAGAACAAGTTACTACCCACTACGTTACCATCAAAGTTAGTTACATCTGCTGGGGGTAGGCCCAAGGCTTCTACAAAGTAGTTGCTTATAGTGTTGTAGTCTCCATGTACTCCAAGAGAATTAGTAGCCCTAGCCCTTATGTCATAGAAGGCATCCTCTACGCCAACAACTTCAACCCTATCTGTACCCACAAAGGCACCCATAGTTGCTATAGATGTAAAGTTAGTGTCTCCTGTCTTCCTAAACTGTACTTCTGCTGTATCTATCAAAGTACTTGTGTTGTTTATATCAAGCAGTAGGACACCAAGGGTCTTACCTTTAACTCTCCTGAGTTCAGTACTGATGTTTATACCAAGGTTAGGGACTGTGAAAGGAGACAACAAAGTAGTATTATCTCTTTCGTAGACTATACCATCGTCAACCTCATCAAAGACACTAGATGAAATCTCCCTAAGCACCATGTTTACTTGTAAGTCGTACTCGTCCACAGAGGCAAAGTTCCAAGACATAACCTCAAACTCTTTGTTAGTCCAACCAAGTCTAGTGTTAGTTAGGGTTATGTTGTCACCTGTCTGTACTTGGAAAGCCCTAAGACCAAAGGACGCCTCAACGGTAAGCTGCTGCCTATTCCTTTCTAGAACTATCCTAGCTATTCTTCTAGCCTCTATAGAGTTGTCAGTAAAAGTAAGGTCTAGGTCTAGTGAAGATTCTTGACCACCATCAGCAGTAACAAAGGCAGCATTAGTTACAGGTGGGAAGTCTGTTACTTGCCAATTACTTTCGTCACCCCTAAACGTACCATTAACATTATTGAAGTTGTCCCTACGAGAGTTCCTAGTGGCTAGGCTTATGCCTGACCTAAGATCGTTCTCATCAAAGTTAACTGAAGCAGCAGTCCACGCAGCGGCTTTAACCTTCCATGCACCTTGGTTATACCACAGGGTAGCACCCATAGAAGTTATGGCATCTTGCAAGAAGTCTACAGGTGTAGAACCCGTAGTGAAAGCACCGTTCATTGTGTAACGTGTTGTACCAGCATCTGTATTAGTCTGGTCACAGATATTAGCAGCAGCAGTAAAAGTTGTGTCATCTATGTTGGCAGAGGCTTCCCCCAAACCATAACCAGTACTAGCAAGATAGTCTCTTATGCACAGGGCAGGATTATCAGACCAAACAGTTGTTGTGGTCCTTGGGTCGTATACCTTCTTACCTTTAATGACAGCACTAACTTCTGGTACACCATTAGGGAAGGCATCTGCATCATAGGTCAGTTTAACATACAGATATGCAATACCACGAAGTCTATGGTTCCCTGTCCAACCAGACACGTTAGAAACAAGGTCACTATCGGCAGCCTGAGTGGATGTGCCTAAGTGTTCCTTGATTGTTACTAGGCCACTGTAACGACTAGGGGAGGTAACATTACCACTACCGTCTATAGTTGCTACTTCATCGTTAATGTATATCTCTTCAAAAGATTCTATCTCATGTCCAGCAAAGGCTAACACTCTGTGTAGTTGTACATTGTCTGTACCTGTAGTAGCATCAAACACCCGTACTGGGCCAACTTTCATTTTACCATAGATAACTTGATGGTCTAATGCAGCACCTGTCTGTGTTACGTTATAACCTCTGTTTTTCTTATTACCCCCGCCAAATGTAGGTGCAGTAGGGGTCGGAGCCAGAGACCTCATAATTAGGCTTGTAACAACAGACATAACTACATAACGAAATACTGCCGACTGAATTACAACACCAGCGGCGGCTGTAAAACCCCCCACAGCATAAGCAGCACTTACAACAGCCATTAAGAGTTACCCCCTATGTACTTAGAGTAAAGTCTTTCTGTAGGCGTAAAGCCTAGCCTCTCAAGTATTATGTCAAACGGGCTGTGTACCTTAGTATTCATAACCATAACTGATACCCCATCTTTCTTTAGATACTTTTCTGCAAACTTTATTAACTTAACACCTGTCATACCTTTACGGTAATCTGGATGTAGGTATATTATGTCATTAGAAGCAAACACATGGTCTTTGTAGTGTATGTTGTTGTTCAGCAAGACTACAAGATAACCAACTAGCTTTTCAGAACTTCTGGCGGTAAATATAGTAAGCCTGCCTGAGTCTTCTAGCAAGTCATAAGCGTCCCAATCTGGGTTTAGCTTAATGCGATCTTTGTTAATAGCTATCTCTTCCCAGTGTCTTTCTATCAAGGGGATACACTCATCCTTAACTTGGCACAGAAACTCTTGCTGAAAACTAACCAACAGACCTGCCCCAGACTATTTCTTTATCCTGTAAGTCTTCTACAAAGTCTAAGCCAAGATCACCCACATATACGGACTTTTGATAAGCAGAAGTGTACCTAGCAATACGTGGTCTCTCTAAGTCTATTAGCCTATTCTCTACAGTTAACTCAATAGCGGCTTCATCTGCACTTTCAGATATATTCATCTGATCCATGTAACCAGAAAATAACTGTGTTAGCGCAGTTTCATCAGAGGTTATACCAAGGTAGATATTACACACACGCCCCTGATAAGGCTCTGCAAGGGCTAGAGAAAGTATCTCTGTTGTTATACCACTAAAAGTTAGTGTAGCACCCTTAACAGCTAAATCTGATCCCTCTTCTATAGCGGAGATAGCTAGAAGGTTTCCTGTTCCAACCCAAGTATTACCACCGTAGGAAAGGTCTCCTGCGCCTGTCCAGAACCTAAGTTCGTTAGGGCTATCAAACAATAGTTCTACAGCAAAGAAGGGGTTAATGACATCATCGTCTAGGGCATTAAGTACTACCGAGGGGATAGTTCTACTCATTATACAATTACCTCTACAGCCTCAAAGGAGATACCATAAGAGTTACTGTTACCTATTTGCCAATCTTGTACATTATTTTTTAGTCTGAACACACCCTTAGCGTTGTCTACAACTACAGCAGCAGCAGAGTAGGTAGCTTTAAGATTAGGCCATATGTCCACTGAGCCTGTAGCTGATACGTCTGCTAAGACCTTATGCAGTTTAGATGTACTAGATGTTCCTAGTTGTATGTAGTCACCAGCTTTAAGGGTTGTCCCGTCAGAGATAGTAATAGTTACAGATGAGGCACCAGCAGTACCTGTAGCTGTAAGTGAACTGTCTGTAGCTGTACCTCTGGGTTCTGTACAGTTAGGGTCACCTAAGAGGAATGTATTAACTGGTCCCTGTAACGACAACAAGAAGGCTACCCAAGGCTCACCTAAGTCCCTACGTACAGGTGGTATGGTAACTGAGGCTTTCCATGCTTGACCTGTGTGTTGTACTATCTGTTGTTTATAAGTAAAGGGAGACTCAGAGGTGGCAACAGCGTTCATAGCACTAAGAGTTATTTGTGCAAAGCCTATATCAGTTGGTGCAGTCTTTAGTGCCATGAGGTTTCCTTACCCAAATGTCTGTTTCATCTGACCACCCCTACGACGATCATCTAGTATTTGCCTCTTAGTCATGTTAGCGATCGCTGGTGCTTGTTGTGCTATGATCTTCTTAACACTCTCGTCACCGTTAGCAGTAAAGTTAAAGTTCTGATGGATAATAACGTCACCAGCACCACCCTCTGCCTGTACACCTAGCTTACCATCTTTACCCCTTTTCAGAGGCATAATAGCTTCTGGGCCAGCTTCACCCATGAGACCTGTACGACCACCAGCCATAGGGAAGGTAGTTGGAGAGCCTACGACACCACCATCAGCATATGCTTGTACTTGGGAACCCCCTTGAAAAACACCGCCATCTTCAAAGAAACCACCCATACTTGCTTTAGCTGCATTGACAAGTTGTTGTACGACAAGTATCCTGTATAACTCCTTTATGATCTCCATTGCCATAGATTTAAAGGCATCTTTAACGGACATTGTACCATCTACCATAGACATTAAGGCATCGCCCATATTATTAGCTATAGCGTCTGCTACACTCTCTTGTAATTGCCTTTGTTCTTCAAGTACTCTAACCACTTTTTCTTGTGCAGCCACTCTATCTGCTATAGCTTGAAGTGTTGCTGGGTCTTCCTGATATTGCTTCAAGAGGTCTCTATTCTGGAACTCAAGTTGCATAAAGACTTCTTTACGCCTACGTTCATCACCCTCTAATCCAAACAAAGCCTTACTTAACTCTATCTGTCTTTCCAGAGCCTTGATTGGGCCTTCCATAGTTGTTGGTTCTTTGCCTTTTGGTCCTTTTGGGGCTTTAGGAGGCTTGGCTTTAGTACCTGCAACTCTGCTTTGTCCATAGGCTTGATATGTTAAGAACATCTGATATTCTGCGTCTGACATGCTAACAAGACTAGCTGATATTTTTTCACTAACTTCTAATTGGCGCTTTTTCTCTTCTGTTATCTCTTTATTAGTTTCCAAGATGCCTTGTAGTTCATCATATTGCTCCATGAAATCTTGTATTTGGACTTCGTTTAAATCTTTTTCTTTAAGAGACAATTCAAAATTTTGCCTAGCTATAGCAGCTTTAGTTAGCGCTATAACCTCTGCATCAGCATTAGAAGCATTTATAGAGTTAGCTAACCATAATTGTTGATCTAGCTTTTTTTGTATTTCAGATAGCGTGGCCTTCTTTTTATTTCTTATATCGTCTTGTTCTTTTTCATACTTAGAGTTAACTTCAAACAGGTTAGTTTCGGCAGCAATTTGCTCTTTAAGAGCCTTTGCCTTTTTAGAATCTCTTTCCTCTTGGCCCTTAGCTATCTGCTTACCCCAAGCCTCCATGATTCTTGCGTTGCGTACTAAAGCATCCTGTTCTCTCTTTTGTGTATCCTCTTGGTCCTGAGCTAGCTTCTTTCTGTAGGCAGAAATTTCATCTTGTAAACTAAGTTCCTCAATAATACGATCTATACGAGTAATCATAGCCTGGGACCCATGCCTTTCGTACTGTTCACGCAGGGCCAAAATTCGTATTACGGACTCTTCTGTAGTTGTACCTTTCTCAAAAAGGTGTAAAAACTCTTGCTTTGCAGCTTGAAATTTATTAATCTGTCCCTTCATATACTCAAGGTTGCTTTCAGCTTCCGGACTTTTAAACATATTGGTGTCCATAGCTTTTATGCCCACCTCAAGCTGTTTTATAGTCTCATTAATCTTAGCAACAATACCAGAACTATCTTCATCGCTAAATAGGTCAGCTTTAAACTGGTCTAATACACCAGCATCCCTAGTCAAGTAAGCCTCACCAGCAGCCCTCGCAGATTCTTGTGTTACATCTCTCAGTTTTTTGAGGTAGTTGTCTGCCCCCTCCGCAGCAGCAGCCCATGTACCTACAAGTTGAACCTCTAAGGTATCGTTAATAGAGGCAACATTGGAGTAAGCCTCTTCTAAGCCCTCTAATGTAGTAGTGAGATCATCAGCACTACTCTTAGACCTAGAGAACGCAGCACCTACAGCGGTAACAAGGGGAACAACAATACCAAGTGCAGCACCTATTCCAATCCAAGCAGGGTTCATCATGCCAAGTACACCAGTAAGCTGAGTTAACTGTTGCCCAGCGGCTACCCAAGCATTAGTTCCTGACTGTACCTGTACGATGAAGTCACCAGTTTGGTAGCCTAGCTGTTGCATAGCCATACCATTAGCGTTCATCTTGTTCTTCGTTTGGTGAGCCTGTCTTGACAACATACCAAGACTTGAGGTGGCACCAATAGACGAGGTACTTAATTGATTTAAAGAACTAGAGTAGTTGTCTGTACTAGCAGCAGCCTTATTAGAAGCGGTAGCGGCTTGATACACTGACGCAGAATAATCAAAGACAGACTTCCTAGCCCTTATACCTAAGCCAGATAATTTCTGTAGTTCTGTAGCTGATTTCTTAACAGCCTTAGTGTACTGATCAGAAGTTATTCTACCAGTAGCAACTTCTTTAGCCAGCTTAACTATACGCTTTTCTAAAGCCTTTGACTTTGTAACGGCCTTGTCTAAACCTGTTGTATCGGTTACGAATTTAAGGTCGATAATATCAGCCATTGTTTACCCTCATATAAACTCCGTCAAGCCTCTTAACCGCTTCTACTTCCCAAGCTGTCATAGGCGTGTCAGTTAGTTCTTTCCATGCTTTTATTTGTTCGTATGTTATCGGGTTAGGGCCACTAAAGCCACCAGTTCTTGAGTTGCTTAACGCAATAAAGGCAGACCAGATATGAGCCACAAGAGTTGGGAAGTCGGGTCCATCCAATTCTTTTAGTTCTAATCCTGTCTGCCTTTGTACTTGTTCCAAGTGTTCTCTCTCGGTGGTTCCAGATTCATCACGCTGATTAAGTTTGAAGTTAAATTCAGCAAACTCAACTAGGTCATTAATCAGCCCTTGGTAAAATCCAGTGAGTCAGCTACAGCCTCCTCAATCTGATCCTTGATCCAAAACACTTGTTCGTAAATCTCTTTGGCTGTGTCAGCAGAGTACTTAGGCTTCTTACCATCGTATGTGATATTCCAAGACTTAGTTGCCTTGACTAACACTTCTAGGGTAGCCTCTTCAATACTCTCAGCCGTAATATCGACCTTCTTCTTTCCTTGGGCTTGCTTAAGCCGTTTGTTAGTTTGATGATGCAGGATACTCTTGTACTCTTTAGAGTGGGGTGCATACATAGTAATTGTCATTTCTGACTTGTCATCGTTAGTCAGAGGTTCCAATGTTGTAGGGTGTACAATAGTAACGTCTACAGTATCACTGGTCGGTGTTAAGTTCTTTAAGTCCATTGTCAGGTTCCTTGGGTCAGGGTTA